CCATGTTTAGTGTGCGTACGTGATGGAGACAAGATAGATGCCCGGTCCTCTGCCCAAGGATCCGAAGATCCGGCAGCGCACCAACCAGACCGTAACCCGCGCGACGCTGGTGGCGGACGACCAGGCCCGGCGGCGAGTACCAAAGCTCCCCAAGCGGAGCGATGACGGCGAGTGGCGCAGTGAAACGAAGAGCTGGTGGCGGGAGTTCTGGCGCTCTCCCATGGCGGGCGAGCTGCTCCCGGCTGATGTGCACCGGGTCTACATCCTGGCCGAGCTGGTGAATCAATTCTGGACCAGCCCGACCACCTCGCTGGCAACGGAGATTCGCTTACAGGGCATGTGCTTCGGCCTGACCCCCATTGATCGGCGGCGGTTGCAGTGGGAGGTCGTGCCGCCGATGCCCGAACCGGAGATGGAGCCGACCAAGCTCGAGACGCCGGTCAGTGCGAAGGACCCGCGCGACATGCTGCGGGTGCTGGCCTAAAGATGGTGGTGCTGATGGTTCCGGCCATGGAAGAGGACTACTATCCCTCGCTCGGGCTCCAGGTCGCCGAGTTCATCGAGACCAACCTCGTCCACGGGCCGGGGGATCTGCGCGGGCGACCGGCGCGCCTGGATGACGAGAAGCGGGCGCTCCTGTTGCGCATGTATGAGGTATATCCCCTCGGCCATCCGCAGGCCGGGCGGCGGCGGTTCCGGCGGGTGGCCATCAGTCTCCGCAAGGGCACGGCCAAGACCGAGTTCGCGGCGTGGATTGCGGCCTGCGAGCTGCACCCCAAAGGGCCGGTCCGGTGTGTCGGCTGGACCGAAGACGGGCGCCCGATCGGCGGCGGCGTAACCGACCCCTATATCCCGCTCATCGCCTACACCGAGGAGCAGAGTGACGAGCTCGCATACGCGGCGCTCTGTGTGGCGATCGACGAGGGGCCGCTCCGGGCAGACTTCGACGTGGGCCTGCAGCGCATCGTGCGCAAGCACGGCGACGGGCGGGCCATCTCGCTGGCGGCCGCCCCGGACGCGCGGGACGGGGCGCGCACCACCTTTGAGGTGTTCGACGAAAGCCACCGGCTGGTGCTGCCGCGCCAGAAGCAAGCCATCCGCACCATGCTCGCCAACCTGCCCAAGCGGCGCCTGGCGGACCCCTGGGCGCTGGAGACGACCACGGCCTACGCGCCCGGGGAAGGGAGTGTGGCCGAGGACACCATGGAGTACGCGCACGCGGTGGCCGAGGGGCGCAGCAGCGATCCGCGCCTCTTCTTCTTCCACCGGCGGGCAGGCGACCAGTACGACCTCACCGACCGCGCCCAGCTCCGCACCGCGGTGATCGAGGCGTCGGGACCCACCGCCGAGTGGTCGGATATTGACGGGATCGTCGAGCAGTGGGACGACCCCACCGCGGATACGAGCTACCTCGAGCGCGTGTGGCTGAACCGGCTGGTGCGGAGCGCAGCCAAAGCCTTCGATGCGGAGCTGTGGAAGGGGCACGCCCATCCCCACCCGGTGCCGGATGGCGAGTGGATCACGCTCGGCTTCGACGGCTCCCGCACCCAGGACGCCACCGGGATCATCGCCACCCACATTCCGACCGGCTACCAGTGGGTGGTTGGCGGGTGGGAACGGCCCTATGGACCGTCGGGCGAAGGCTGGCAGGTGCCCGAGGAGGAGGTCAACGTCGCCATGGCCGAGGCCTTCCGCCGCTGGAAGGTCTGGCGGCTCTATGCGGACCCGCCCTACTGGGAATCAACCGTCGCGCAGTGGTCCGGGCAGTACGGGCAGGAGCGGGTGGCGGCCTGGTGGACCAACCGTGACAAGCCGATGGCCTATGCCATCCAGGCCTACACGCGGGCGCTCATCAACGGCGAGGTGGACCACGATGGTGACGACATGTTCACTCGCCACGTCGGGAATGCCTGCCGCCGCGCGGTGGCCGTGTGGGACGACCAGGAGGGCAAGGGCGACCGCACCCAGCAGCTCTACGTGATTACCAAGGAGCGGACCGGGAGCCCGCACAAGATCGACCTGGCGGTGTCCGCCATCCTGAGCTGGGAGGCCCGGCGGGACGCCATCGCGAGCGGGGACACCTTCACGCGCCGGTCAATGTACGAGACGCAGCCGCTCATGGTGATCGGATGAAACTGGTGGCGCTTGACATCCGTGACGTGGTGGTGCTCGTCGGGCTGGCGATGCTCGGCGGCGGGTTGGCCATGATCGCCGTGCCGCTGGCGCTGATTGTGGTGGGGAGTCTGTTGTTCGTGGCGGGCAGTCGGCCGCCGGTGCGGAGGGCATAAGTGTCGGTGATCGCCGATCTCTTCAGCCCCCGGCTCAGTACGCCCAGTGCGTCCAGTCCTTACACGGAGGCGTTCGTGCGGGGGGACGACCTGCCCAATGCCTGGGGACCGTTCGGCGAGGTAGCCATGGACGGCACCAACGGGCTGTCGATCGCGGCCTACTACTCGTGCGTCAAGATCCTGGCCGAGGATGTCTCGACCCTGCCGCTTCACATCTACCGGCGGCTACCGGGCGGCGGCAAGGAGCGCGCCACCGACCACCGGCTCTACGCGACGTTGCACGACCGCCCGAACCCCGAGATGACCGGCGTCAATCTGTGGGAGACCCTGATGGGGCACACGGTCATGTGGGGGAACGGCTTTGCCCAGATCCGCCTGGACCGTTTGGACCGACCCACCGGCGAGTTGTGGCCCCTGCGCCCGGACCGCATGAAGATCGAGCGGGAAGCGGTCGCCGACGCCCAGGGCCGACGCCACCTGGTCTACTGCTACCGCACGGATGACGGGCAGGAGGTGGATTTCCGTGAGGAAGAGATCCTGCACGTGCGGGGCCTCTCCTCCAACGGGCTGATCGGCTTCTCGCCCATCCAGGTCGTGGGGGGGCCGTTCCTCCTCTCGCGCAACGCGGAGCGCTTCGGCATCTCCTGGTTCACCAACGGCTCCCGCCCCGGGGGCGTGGTGACCGTGAAGGGCCAGCTCAGCCCGGAGGGTCGGGCGACCCTGCGAGATCAGATCGAGGGACGCTTCCTGGGGGCGAGCAACGGCAGTCGGGTGGCCGTGCTCGAGGAAGACACGAGCTGGACCACGGTCGGCACCCCCCCGGAGGACGCGCAGTTTCTCGAGACCCGCAAATTCCAGCGGGCGGAGATCGCGGGCATGTTCCGCGTGCAAGCCCACTTAATCAACGACCTGGAGCGAGCGACCTTTAACAACATCGAAATGTTGAGCCTGGAGCATGTGGTCTATACGCTCCGGCCCTGGCTGGTGCGGATCGAGCAGGAGATCAAGCGGCGACTGCTCCCCGATCCTGAGTATTTCGCGGAGTTCTTGGCCGATGGCTTGCTCCGGGGCGATGCGGTGGGTCGGGCCACCGCGCTCCAGATCCGTCGGCAGAACGGCACCCTGACCGCCGACGAATGGCGCGAGATGGAGAATCAGAACCCGCTACCGGACGGGCGCGGCGAGGACACCTGGATGCCATCGAATATGCAGGTGGTCGGGTCGGTCGGATCAGTGTCGCCCAGCCCGCTGCTGCCGACCAATGGCCGCGTCCACGTGCCGGCGTGATGGAGGGGGAGATGGGAGCGATTGGCGTGCACCACACCGGGACCAATGACGGCGCGTTTGACGGACCGGCGCAGGAGACCAATGCCCGGAATGGCGAGGACCGGGCCTACTACGCCCGCATCTATGCCTGGGAGGATCCGGAGGGCGATCCCACCACGAAAGCAGACTACCGGTTCGTGCACCACTTCGTGAGCACGGACGGCGAGCCGGGCGACGCCAGCATTCGCGGCTGTCGCTCCGGGATCGGGGTCTTGAACGGCGCGCGGGGCGGCACCACCATTCCCGATGGGGATCGCCAGGGTGTCTATGACCATCTCGCCGGGCACCTGCGCGATGCGGACATTGAGCCGCCTCCACTGGCGCAGCTCGAGGACCTGGAGCCCGCGGCGAGCGCGGTGCCCGGCGTGCTCTTAACCGCCCGCTCGCCCCGCTTTGCCCCGGTGATTCGGGCGCTCTCGGCCTTCCCGTGGGCCATCCTGCCCGCCAAGATGGATGAGATCCTCGCCTTCCTCGAGCTGGTGGCGGCCGGGGAGAAGGTGGACCCGGCCATCGTGGCCGAGTACGCCGCGGTCGGTCGGCCGGGTGATCGCCAGGCGGGCAGCGTGGCCGTGCTCCCCTTGCAGGGCGTGATCGCGCAGAAGATGAACATGATGAGCGCCATGAGCGGGGGCACCAGCACTGAGCGGTTTGCGCAAGCCTTCCGCGACGCCTTAGACAACCCGCAGGTCAGCGCCATCGTGCTGGACGTGGACAGCCCCGGCGGCAGCGTGTTTGGCGTCGACGAGCTGGCCGCCGAGATCCGCGCCAGCCGAGGGGCCAAGCCCATCGTGGCGGTCGCCAACAGCCTGATGGCGTCGGCCGCCTACTGGATCGGCTCCCAGGCGGATGAGCTGGTGGTGACCCCTGGCGGCCAGGTCGGCTCCATCGGCGTGCTCGCAGTCCATACCGACTATTCCGCCGCCAACGAGCAGGCCGGCATTCGCCCCACCATCATCAGCGCGGGCAAGTACAAGGCCGAGGGGGCCGACGCCTTCCCGCTGTCGGCCGAAGCCCTGAGCCATGCCCAGAGCATGGTGGACGAGTATTACCAATCCTTCACCGGGGCCGTCGCGGCGGGACGCGGGGCTAATCGCAGCGACGTGCAGAACGGGTACGGCCAGGGCCGGGTGCTGGGCGCCCGCCAGGCCAAAGCGGCGGGCCTCGTCGACCGCATCGACACCTTAGACGCCACCCTCCAGCGACTCTCAACCCCCCAGGGACGCACGGCCGTCTTGCGCCAGCGCGCCTCCCTGGAAACACTCGAGGAATCCCCCGAAACCCCCACCAAACGCCAGGCCGAGCACGCCCTACGGGACGCAGGGCTAAGCCAGGCGGAAGCGAAGGCGATCCTCTCCCGCGGCTGGGACTCGGCACGGGACGTGCCAGAGGCGGAACCCGAAGGGCCATCCATCGAATTGCTGCGCCTGGAGCTGGAGCTCCTGGCCGCCAGCCTCTGACACGAAAGGACAGCAGCCATGAATCCTGAAGAGCTGCGCCGACAGATTGCGGCGCGCATGACCGAATCGCGGGCCGTGATCGAGCAGGCCAAGACCGAGGGACGGGCGACCCTCACCAGCGCCGAGACCGCCCGCTTCCAGGCGCTCCAGACCGAGATCGGCGAGGCGAAGGCCACCCTGGAGATCCTGGAGACCCAGCAGCGCAACGAGGCGCACTTCGCGGAGCCCGCGAGGCCGCCGGTGGCCACCCTGCCCGAGCGGGGCATCACCCTCCAGGCGCACGGCTTCGCCAGCTTCGGCGATTACCTCCAGACCGTGGCCCACGCCAGCATGCCGGGCTATCACGTCGATCAGCGCCTGCGGAACATCGAGGCGGCGGTGAGCGGCGCCAGCGAGAGCATCCCGAGCGATGGCGGTTACCTGGTGGGGACGGACATGGCGAGCCAGCTGCTTCAGTCCACCCATGACACCGGCCAGCTCGTCGGCCGGGTCCGCCACATCCCAATCAGCGCGAACAGCAACAGCCTCAAGTTCTACGGCGTGGACGAGACCAGCCGCGCGAATGGCTCCCGCTGGGGTGGCGTGCAGGTCTTCTGGGACGGCGAGGGCGACCCCTTCACGGGCACCCGCCCCAAGTTCCGCCAGGTTGAGCTGAACCTCAAGAAAATGACTGGCCTGTTTTACTCAACTGATGAGCTGCTCCAGGATGCGGCGGCCCTGGAGGCCGTGGGGCGGCAGGCGTTCTCCGAAGAGTTTGGCTTCAAGCTCGACGACGCGATCCTGAACGGGTCCGGCGCAGGCATGCCGGTGGGCATCATCGGACACCCGTCCACCGTGGTTGTGCCGAAGCGGACCGGCCAGGCCGCGGCTACGGTGGTGACCCAGAACATCATCGACATGTGGTCGGGGCTCTATCCGCGGGGGCGCACCAATGCGGTTTGGCTGGTCAACCCCGACGTGGAGCCGGAGCTCGAGCTGCTGACCGTACCGATCGGCACGGCCGGCGAGCTGTGGGACGGTTACCAGCAGCCGCAGCCGGGCGTCAACGGCCACCCCTACGCGACGCTCAAAGGGCGCGCGGTGATCCCGGTCGAGCAGTGCGCGGCGCTCGGCACGGTCGGGGACATCTGCCTGGTGGACCTCTCCCAGTACGTCATGATCGACAAGGGCGGCATTCAGTCCGCCTCCTCGATCCACGTCCGCTTTGTCTATGACGAGATGACCTTCCGCTGGGTGCTGCGCACCGATGGCCAGCCCACCT